GCTCCAGCACCTTGCGGCGTCCACCCTCGTCGAGATCGCGGGCCGAGCGTACCCTCGCGACGGTGAACAGCATGGCGCGGTAGGTGTCCTCGTCGAGGTTCAGCTGCTTGCGCGCGATGTGGATCTTACCGAGTTCGGCGCGGCGCTTTGCGTCGGTCGCCATCAGCGCACCTCGACCTCAAGCGTCCAGCCGGAGAGGTATTCGATCACCACGGCGGCATCGGCTCCATAGGGGCCGAACGCGATAACCTCGGCACGGCCGTGATGGGCATCGAACAGGATCTGGTTGATGCGCTGGGCGATTCCATAGCAGACCTCATGGCCATCGGAGTCCGTGTGCCGGCAGGCGTTGAATCGCTCCAGCAGCCAGGCGTCATACTCCCGCGGCCTGGACTCCGGCGCGACGAACATGCCCCGGCCTTTTACCGGATCGGTATCCAGCAACCAGAAATTACTGCCACGCGGCTGGCGCATCAGGCGGGGCGCGATCATCGCGGCGCGGGCCAGTCGAGCTGATCGGTGGATTCTTCCGCGCGTTGTACCTTCATTCTCCGATAGCGCTCCCGCTGCTGCTCACAGAGCTTGTCGCGGTTGCGACGATAATATTCACGCTTCTGCTCCGTCCTTTTGCGTTTTTCCGACAGGCTTAACTCGCGACCAGCCTTCATTGCAGCACCACCAGGCGGACCCGCTTGCCGTGCAGGTTTTTGATCGTTGAGACCAGCAGGCGCAGATCGGAGGCCATCACCGCGCAGGCATCGGATTCACCTTCGTAGCGCCGGGCGATCTTGAGCGCGTCATCCAGCAGGTCGGTGGGTACGGCAACCTCGTCGCAGGAGAGCGGCAGGATGACAGGAGCCGGGTTGATGCCCCCATTCATCAGACAAGCCCTTCCTGTTTGGCCCACCACTCCGGCACTGTGATGACGCGCGCCTCCTCGTCATGGTCGGCGATCAGGGATCGTGGCACCCATCGGCTATCCTCATCCGCAATGAATTCGATAACTATGGCATTGTTATCGGGTTTATCGAGCCGGACGCCGTCATAGTCGAGGTCAACTAATTGTTCGCTCATGCCGCCGCCTCCGCTTCGTCGCTCTCGATGTCGGCGAGCAGCGCGTTGACCAGCTTGTCCACCTCGGTGTCGGTGGGTTTGATCATCACCGCGTCGCTGTCGGCGGTAATGGTGATGCCAAGGCGCTTGAGGTCAGCGGCCGTGAGGTCATAGACAGCGGGCTTGTGCACCGATTCCTTGATCCGAATCAGCAGCTCCGCCTGGTCCTTCGGCAGCAGCTTGCGCATGCGGGCGATAACGGCGGCCTCGTCGTCGATCACTACCTGGCCACGCTGCTTGGTGAATCCCACCTTGACGCCGTGGAAGACGCGGGTGCGGGGTTTCTCAAACAGCTCGGGAGCGGATTCAAGCGCGGCTTTCAGTCGATCATGCACGCCGGCGACGCACTCGACGGCGTTGCGGATACCGTCCAGATGGCGGCGCTTGACATGCTCTACCTCATCCTGCAGCGCCTGGACGGCGATCTTGAGCACCAGGCGCCCGGCGGCATATTCCTCGGTGCGCTGTTCGATGTCTTTCATGTCAGCCATTGGCTTCCTCCTGGTAGTAGGTTTCGAGGCTGCGCGCGGCGGCGCTGATGAGGTCGTGCTGATCAATGTCATCACCATCGAGCGGTAGCGCCGCGCGCAGGCAGGCGAGCGCCTCGCTGGCGAGTTGCTCCAGGCGTGTATGTTTGGCGTTGGTGGGCTGCCATTCACGCACCAGGTAGGCGGTGATTTCGTTCGCTGGATAGCCGGCCTGTTCCAATAACGGAAAGATCAGTTCATCGAATAGCTCGGCGAGCGTGAGGCCGCCGCGGCCAACCATTACGCAGTAATCGCTAACTGGCGTGCTGAATGTCAATGATGTCCCGCGGTATGACAGAGCGACGTCAGCGAGATTGGGGTCAACTTCGGGTGGTAGTCCTTTCCTCGGTGCTTTGCGAAATACTCTTGTTGTGGCGTTCATTACGGGCTCCTTTGTATTCAGGTGGGCAGCCGCAGCTGCCCTTCGAGATCCGGCATGGCGAGCCCGCGCATGGCATAGGCCTGGCGCAGGCTGGTCATGGCCCGGTCGTGCAGGTGGCGGATGCCGGCGGAAAGCTCCGCGCTGTTTTCCGCCATGAAATACCCGCTCTCCGGCAGCCCGCAGATGTGCTGCCCCTCTAGGCGCAGCTCGACGATCACCCGGCGCAGGCGGCGCTCGGCCTCCGGGTCGAAGCGCCCGAGCATTTCGTAGACCAGGCGTGCGGCGGTCACACCCTGGTCGCGACCGATGTGGCGCACCATCGCGACCAGCACGGCCTGCTTAGTTATCTGGGCGGTTGGAATCATGAAGCATGTCCTCGGGCAGACGGCGCAGGCTGGCGAGCAGACAAGCCAGCAGCACGCCGGCGCAGCCACCAGTGATATAACCGCACAGAAAGATCATCCAGGGATTCAGGTTGGCAAGCAGGCAGACCAGCAGCACGCCGGCGCAGCCGCCAGCGATATAACCGCCCAGGATCGCCCAAGGTTTCAGGTTGGCAAGCAGACTGGGCAGCAGCACGCCGGCGCAGCCACCAGTGATATAACCGCACAGGAAGATCAGCCAGGTATTCATTGCATCACCCTGGCGGTGACAACGATGCGCTCGGCGCGGGCGATCAGCGCGTCCATCTGCTCGATCTCGGCGCGCGCCTCGGGGTCATTGATGGTGCCGTCCTGGTCCTCGTAGCTTTCTGCCAGGGTGTCACGCTCGACGGTATAGGCGGCGGTCAGCTCGATCAGGACGTCGAGCATGCGGTTACCGGTACTCATGCCAGAGTCCGGGGCAGGCTCGCGATCGCCCGATCGGCGGTCACGAGCAGCGCGACCAGGCGACCGATCTCGCTGATGTCCTCCGGATCCAGCGTTCCATCGCGACGACGGCACGATTCATAGAGCGAGTTCAGCACGGACTCGACCTCGACACGCAGCGCCATCAGCGCACTGCGCAGCTCGTTGATGTAAATGATCGGCCTGCTAGTCATGCCATGCCTCCCGCGCCTTCCTGGCGGCATCGCGCACGGCCATGAGGCTGTCGAGTAGCGCACGGTCGCCGACCGAGTAGACATATTCGTCGAGGGCGGCTTGTGCGGCCTCGACCGAGCGGTCCAGCGCCGCCCGCACATGGGCAGGCGGAGACGCCGCGGCCGGGCTGGCCGGCTTCGACACGCGACGCACGGTCGCTGCTTTTTTCCGTGGTTGCGGCGTTTCAGTCTCAGGGGAGGCGGCTGGCGGCGGGGCAGTATTTCCACCCGCCGGAAGGTAGTAGCGCCCGGCGTCGTCGCGCGCGATCTCGCCGGCCTTGCGCAGGTTGTAGAGATAGTTGCTCAGCTCCTTGCCGGTTTCGATCAGCTCGCAGCCGGCCATGATCTGGTTGACCTGAAGCGGCCCCTGGGCGCGCAGCAGTGCCAGGACCTCGTCGCGCTGCGCACTCATGCCTGCGCCCTCACCGGCCTGCTGCGCGGATGCGCATGGTGTTTGAGCGGCTCATGCCAGGCGCCATTGCGGCAGGTAAGCGGCGGGCGCTGCGCGTCGAGATCCGCCTCGATGCGTTCGATCTCGGCATGCAGCGCGTCGAGCTTCTCCATCGTGTCGGCGATATGTTGTTGGCGCGCCAGCAGCGGGCGGAATTCCTCCTCGCAGTGCGCCTGCTGCGACCAGAGCAGCGCCTCGATAATGCCGCAGGGATCGGTGAGGAAGGCGTCGAAGCGGATGGCACGCTGCTCATAGAGGCGATTCGCCTGGTAAATCCGCCGCCAGTACTCGATAGTGCTCTCGTCGTAACGCGGGGCTGGATCCAGGCGGCGGACGGGATGTCCGTCGAGCATGAGGTGGGTATCGCTCCAGCCGATGTTTGCGCCGTACTGCCACTGTTGCGTGATGTGTTCGTACTGGTTCATTTGCGGTGACCTCCCGTGGTGGTGAGACGGCTGTGATCACAGCCGCCGCGACAGGCGCGATAGAGCCGCACGCGCTGCGAATTGGTGGCCGCGAACGGGCGGCCCTGGTGATCGATGCACTGGTCCTGCGGGATCTCGCCGAGGATCGGGCAGGCGACAACGCGGCCCATGTAAGCGCCTTCGACCTTCATTTGAACGTTGGTTAAATTGCCCATGTAGCTCCCTTTGAGGACCTGATTGACGACGGAGGCGGAGTAGCCGAGGCGCTTGCCGACCTCGGCCTGGCTGGCGCGTTCGCAGGCGAGCGCCAGGGTTTCGACCCATTCAGGACGGCTCATGCGGCACCCCCGAGCGGGTGATACTCGCCGGTGTTCAGGTCGTAGACCCGGGGCCTGACCCCGTCCCCGGCGCACACCAGGCGTGGCGCGCGCGGACCGGTATGCTTCGAGTTGAGCAGCCGGTAACGGGCCGGACGCCGACCTTGCGGTGGCTGGATGCGCGCGAGGTAGCCGGCGCGGCGCAGGTAGCTGATATAGCGCGCCGCGCTCTGCACGGAGACCGGATGCTCCTCGGTGCTCGCATGCAGCGCGAGGTCCGCCTTGTCGAAATCGTTGAGCATCTTCATGGCGCGCCAGAGCTGATCGCGGCAACGCCCGGAGGTGTCCTCCTGCCCTTCCAGGGTGATACGCGGCGGCTCGATGCCGGTATCGCGATCCAGGCGCCAGATTTTCGCGCCTCGCCCCGACGTCGGTGTTGCGTTTTTCAGATGCCTGATGTATCCGGCGGCGGCGAGCGCATGGACATAGTCGCGCACGGTCGCCGACTTCTGTCCGGTATCCGCGATCAGCTCCGGGATGGTAAACAGGCTGCGGTTGCGGATCGCCATCCAGATGGCGTCGCGAATGGCGGGTCTGCCCGCGTTGCGCGGTTTCAGCGTGACGCGGCTCATTAGAAGACCCTCCGGCGCGGCGCTTCGCCGGTGTAGAGCTGCTTGCGGCCCCACTCGCTGGCGTTGATGCGCTCCATGTGCTTGCGGCAGGCGAAGTCGTGCACGATATTGAGATTGACGCAGATGCGCCGCGCGGCGCCCTTGCTGAATTCCACGATCCGCTCCAGCAGGTCGTCCTCGATGTGGCTCTTGGTGCAGTAGAGCTGGCAGAGGTGGCGGGCATCCTTGAGGCTCGCCGGTTGCGCCGGCACCCAGTCGAGCATGCGGTTGTGAAAGCGCTCCCAGCGGCGCAGGTTGCCCTCCAGGCGCTCCTCGCCGATCAGCAGGATCGGGGCGTTGCTGCCCTCATAGACATCGCGCACGATTTCGACGGCGTTCTTCTGCACGATGTGGTCGAACTCGTCGATGATCAGCGGACGCCCGGAGAGCACCAGCTGCTCGGCGACCTGGTCGGTCATCTGGTAGATGGTCGGCGCCGGCATCACGCCCATTTCGGTCAGCATGGCGATCAGCAGGGCCTTTTTCGTCCAGCTCGACTTGCACTCGACGTAATAGGCCTGGTGCATGTTGGCGGAATAGGCCGCGGCGCTGGTCTTCCCCCACCCGGAGGGGCCATAAAAGGAGATCATGCCGGGCAGGTGCCCGGGGCGGTTCATGGCGCGCTCCAGCGCCGAGGTGCAGAGCGTGACGTTGGACAGCGGGGCGATCGTATTGACCGCGGGTGGCATTTGTGTCATTGTTTCCCTCACTTTTGGTTTTTCATTAACCCGCCGCGACAACGGCGGGTTTTTTATTTGGGCAGTTGCCCGAATTCATGGCGCATGTGCCAGCGCGATCGGAAACCCGGCAGGTTCTGAAAATCCAGGTGCCACTGCCGGTCGCTGGCGCTCACCGTCTCGCCCGCGCGGATGCGTGCATCGAGCGCCTCCCAGACATCGAGGTCCTGCTGCCATTCCTCCTCGTCGGTGAGTTCCGCAGGACGCACCGGCAGCGTGACGATCTCGGCCAGCTCACGCTCGACCTCCTCGGGTAGATCGCGCTTGATGCCGCGATCGATAAGGTCCGCGGCCTCGATGCCGGCGGCGGCAAGATTCAGCCCCTCGCTGTCATAGGCTTCCTCGGCTTTCGGGAATTCCACCAGGTTGGCGATCTGCGCGCGGTGATGGGCGAGGATCTCGGCGGCGATGCCGCCCGTGTTGGCCGCCTTCGCGTCCTTGCGAAGGTTCTCCTTTTGTTCTCTTAGCCACTGCTTCTGCGTGGCGCGGGCGAGCGCGGCATGCTCGGCGCGGTCGATGCCGGTCAGTTCCGGGCATTCGGCGACGCAGATGAACTGCTCGCAGCCCGAGACATAGATCCGCCCCATGTCGCCCGCCGGATCGAACTGCACGAACACCTCCTGTCCGACCCACTCGCCGAGCTCCGGGGCGATGTACCAGTGATGGCGCGGCTCGCCGGCCCACTTGATGCGGATGCCCTTCTTGCCGACCGTGCGCCGGCCGTGGTTGTCCGGAGCCTCGGCGAGCAGCAGGTCGAGGGCGCGCTCGTTGGGGATGCGCTTCACCGGTTCACGCCAGTTGCGCACCAGTTCCGCCGGGGTCTTGCCATCCAGGCCGTGGTGAGTGCGGTGCATGTAGAGCGATTCGCACCACTCGTCGGCGATCTGCTGCAGCTGCGCGCTGGTGAGCGCAACCTCCACCACCTCGCCTTTTTTGAACAGCCGATCGGCGAAACTCTTGCGGTTCTCGATGGCGTTGCGCTCGGCGACGTTATGGCCGATGAACCCCGGCATCAGCTCCACAAGGTGATGGCTGAAGGTGTTGAAAAAGCGCTCGATGTGCGGCTTGTGGTGCGGCTCGAACGGCGGGCACTTCACGTGCTCGATTTCCAGCGCGCGCAGCACCCGCGCGGTATGATGGCCGACGTATTCCTGGCCGTTGTCGGTCTTGGCGATCTCCGGGATGCCCCATTTCAGCAGCGCCCAGCGCAGCAGCGCCGAGAGCGCCACCGCGGTCGGTGTCTTGGTGACCAGCAGCTTCGGGCGGCGCGAATAGACATCGATGACGCCGGTGATCGAGTGCCGGCCGTCGATCAGCATGATGTCCGCCGGCGTGGCGTCGAATTCCCAGATCCCGTTCAGGCGGTCGCTGTCGAAACTGCCATGCGCGACCATGCGCTTGCCGCGCCAGGCGTCCGGGTTGCTGATGGCGAGGAAGGTCTGGGCATTAGCCTCGCGCCAGGCGTTCAGCCAGCGTTCCACTCCGCGCTTGCTCGGCAGGATGACAGCGGGATCGCGGTGAAAGCGCGCGCGCAGGCCCTCATGAATGTGCTGGGCGCTGGCATGGGGATAGTCATGCACGAAGCCGGTGCAGAATTGCCGCAGCGGCTCCTGGGAGTCGATCTTCGAAGTGCCTTTACGGTTGCGGTAACGACCGCTCAAATCGATGACACCGCCAGCCGCGAGTCGCGACCGCCAGCGCTGTAGTGTTGAGGGGTGGACATGCAGGATCTCCGCGCGCACCGCCGCTGCAATCTCAAGCTCACCGCTATTGTAAAGATGGCAAAACGAGACCAGGGCATGACTAACCGGCAGGTGCGACCGTTTGCAGTAATCCTCGCTGGATATCACCAGGTCCAGGCGGGCTTCGGCGCGGCGACGGTTACTTCCTGGAAGACGCGCCAGTTCGGCGAGCCCCGTCTGACGCGATTCATGCGCGACAATCTCGCGGATGCGCTCGGAGACCTTCACGGTGCGCGCCGCGCCGGCGCCTGCTTTTGCCTCCGGAGCGGAGGCCTCGTTATTCAGATCCTGCGCCGCCAGGTGGGCGCGGGTTGCGGGTGGCAGGCTGGCGAGGGAGTACTCGCGACCGCCGCCGCGGCCGGCGCGGGGTTGGGATTTCCAGGCTTCGCGCTTGGCGCGCAACTGAATAGCGCGATCCGTCCCAGGCATTCCCGGCAACCCGACCAGCTCGGCGGCGGAGAACCAGTGTTTCATGCGCCGCCCCGGGTGAATAGGTGGGGGTTCTGTCCCTTGGTATCCTGATGGTCGCCAAACACACCAACCAGGGAGGAACCCCCGATGCTAGAAGATAAAGACCGGCAGGCGATTGTCATAACGGTGTTCGATATGCTCAGAGAGCAGATCCTTGTTCCGTTTGAGCGATTGCTAGATTGCCTGCTGTGGGAACTCATGGCGCATCAGTCCGTTGATTACGCTGCCCTGGCAAACAAACTCGAATCGCTTTGGAGCACCATGAGCGAAACCGAAAAAACAGGCGGCATGGGCAAAATATATGAGCGCAGCATGGTTCTACTGGCGCTGATGCGCGACGATCCAGCGCGATGTCTCGAAGCCTTTTCGCGTAACGATCAACCTGGGAGGAAGACGGTTCCGCCTGAGTGGCTGAAGGGCATAATTGATGGAGGACGGCTTGAGGAGTGAACCCGATGTAGATCTGGATCTGCGTCGCGCTCGGCAAGCTGGAGAAGGCATATTCGCGGCCCTTTCCGCGAAGCCGATGGCGGCATACCCAGCCCTCGCGCGCGGCCTTGGCACGCACGCAGCGGTCAGTTCCGGGCATACCTGACATCCCCGCCAGATCGGACGCGGTGAACCAGTCTTTCATGCGACCACCGATGATCCGTCTTTGATGATCTCGTCGAGCTGCGTCATCGCATGGATGAGCTGGTTCAGGGCGCGTTCCGCCTCACGGGGACCGGTCGATACCCCGGATATCTCGGTGCGCGCCAGGTCGAGCCGGCGGCGAGCCTCGATGAGCCGTGGATCGGGGGAGTTGAACTGTGAACTCATGCGACCAGCATCCCGAGCACGATCACCCAGACCACCAGGTCGAGGATGCCGAGCAGCAGCACCGGAAGTGTCAGAGAGGTTTTGTGATAGCCCGGGATTTCCGGGTAGTCGTCGTGTCTGCGCGTCAGTGTTGTCATGGCTGCGTACTCCTGTGTGTGGGTTGTTTATCGAGGGAGTTGCGGGTGCTATTCTTCCCGGCATAGCGGGAAGGCCAGATCTCGGCCGGGTCGACGCCGATCGCCTCGGCGATCAGGCGCTCGCCCTTGGGCCAGTGAACGTTCAGGGCGTTTTTGAGCTGCCAGCGGCTCTTGTAGCCGTGATGGAGCGACAGCCGGCTAAGCGACCAGCCGGCCTTCTCCAGGGCGGCCTTGATGTCCGCGCGATGCCAGTCAGAAAGGACTGGTTTTTTTGTGGATTTTGCTAGACTCATGTGACATACGCTAGCAAGTTTCTGCTAGGTGTGCAACAGGTTTCTGCCATATAGATGGCAAGTATTTGCCTGCACGAAATTAAGGTGTTTTTTGTTTCGGAGTTCAATCGGGAGATAATTCATGAAAAGGAATTTATATGATTGAAAATAAACAAAAAAGAAAAACACCGAAACGGGGAGCGAACTCCGAAATCAATTTCGAAGTTTCGCAAACAAACCCCGAAACCATTGCAACGAGAATCAGAAAGTGTGCTGATATTGTAGGCAGCGGGGATAGGCTGGCGCAGGAAACTGCCATCCCAAGACGGACGCTTGAGACTTACCTCTCTGGGGCTGCTGAACCTAAAGCCAATCGATTGGCGTTAATTGCGAAAGCAGCGAAAGTTACAATGGATTGGCTCGCTACTGGTGAAGGCCCGATGCGCCTTAAACATCGGACGCCGCTGACAATCGACGAAACGCCTGGCAAGTACACCTATATCCCGCTCTACGACGTGCATGCGTCGGCCGGTCATGGCGCGATCGTCGACAGCGAAATGGTGGCCGATGATTTAAGGTTTAAAACCGAATGGATTAACAATGAGTTACATGTCAACGCCGCCGACCTGTACCTTATATATGTACAGGGTGACTCGATGGAGCCCGCGATGCGCGCCGGCGACATCATCCTGGTCAACCGAGTCAACCAGGCCATCAGCGCCGATGGGATTTATGTCCTGCAGATGGAGGGCACACTACTGGTGAAGCGACTGCAGCGCCTGCCAGGCAACCGGATCCGCATCACCAGTGACAATCCCGCTTATCAGCCCTTTGAGATGGAGCTCGCCGCCCTGGACGCCGACGGCAACGCCCTGGTCGGTCGCGTCGTCTGGATCGGCCGCCGCATATAGCCGCCTCAATACCGGCTTAAATGCCCATAATGGGCACTTTCTGGCTGTTGCAATTTGGGTGTCGCATCACCTTGAATGGCGCCACCCAGGGTGTCGCAGGCTATTTGCCGATTTTCGGCGCCGCCCTGCTATTTTCCCTTTAAGTATCAATTAATTCCCATTATTGCGGCTTTTTTCCCGCTAATTCCCGCCTCTCGCATACTCCCTGTCGCACCACAGGCGTGGACCTGTTTGCGCTCATGGTCGCGCCGGTGAATGAACTGTTGAGCGAGGCGGTGAGGATGCGCTGGCAATCGCTCATGATCACGGGCCTTATCATCCTGCTCGCGATCCCGG